TAATAGCACAAGGTATTGGGCTAAAAGGCACTGCTCTTACAAATAATTTAGTAGAAATAAGTCAAGAAGAAGAAAAACTAAGACTATTAAAACTTCAAGAAAAAGAATATATAAGAGCAAATACAGTTGCAGGACAGTTGAATGATACTTTCCAGGCTGGGATTGATGAAATGTTTTTAAGTATTATAAACGGAACAGCTTCAGCTAAAGATGCTTTCAAACAATTAGCTGTAGTAGTAATTCAAGAAATGCAAAGAATACTTGCAGTACGTATGGCAAGTTCGATTATTCAAGCGATGACTAATATATCTGTTTCAAGGGAGTATAGTTCACTAACAGATAATGATACATTATTTGATGCCGATTATGGAGTACCAGACGCAAGCACCCGATATGGCGGAGTAGTTGGAAAAGGATATGCAAGTGGTGGAATAGCAGACGGACCTGATTCAGGTTACAATGTACTCATGCATGGAAGAGAAGCAATCGTACCTCTACCAGACGGGGATAAAATACCTGTACAACTTACAGGAAAAGGACAAGGACCAGTAAATTCAGTTATAAATGTTACTGTAAATAACGAAGGAGACGTAGAAACTTCAGCAGAGGAATCAGCAGCATTAGGTGAAGCAATTCAAGTCGCAGTAACTAGAGAAATATCAGAACAACAACGACCAGGCGGCTTACTAAGCCCAATTTAATACTTATGGCAATAGGATTTAACACAACATCAGACCACGGAAATAGACAAGTAGTTCCAGATAAAGGTCTTTCTTCAACTGAAACTCCGAGAGTTCTTATGGCTTCTTTTGGCGACGGATATGAGCAAAGAATAGCAAACGGAATAAACTCTTTAGACCAGACTTTTTCATTAAGTTTTAAGACAAGACCAAAAGCAGAAATAGATGATATAATTGCTTTCTTTGTGAGTAGAAAAGGAGTAACTGCATTTAACTATAAAGTATCTGATAGTAATGTAGGCGGGTCTGAAACAACATACAAAGTTGTATGTGATAAATGGACAAAAACATATGCCTATGATAATTTTTATAGTGCAACAGCAAATTTTAGGAGAGTATACGAAGCATGACAGATCTTATTAAAGATTTACAAAAGCAAGACCCAGGTTCAGAACTTATTGAGTTATTTGAACTTAAACTTGACTCTACAACTTTATATTTTCATTCTGGAGTAGAAGAAGACTTAACTACACTTCAATTTAGAGATGATAGTGGCACAGTTCGTTCTTACGTAGCTTTACCTATGCAAGCAAAAGGATTCAAATCAGATCCTAAAGGCACAAGCGCAAGGCCTACAGTTAGTTTTGCAAATATTGACAATGTACTGAAGAATTCTGTGGGCGACTTTGATTCCATACTAGGAAGTAGAATAACTAGAAGAACAACACTAAAAAAATATTTAGATAATGGCACAGGTAATAGTTCAAATCCTGCAACAGAGTTCCCAAAACAAATATTTCTTTTAGACAGAATAGCTAGTAGTAGTAAAACTGCAATTACTTTTGAGTGTGCTACTCCCTATGATTTGCAAGGAATTAAGTTACCAAAAAGACAGGTTATTGCAAATGCTTGTCCTTGGACTTATCAAGGTGCAGATTATACATTAAATGAGCATGAAAAAATAGGGGCGTGTACTTGGAATAGAGAAAGTAAATATAAACCTTCTTATACTACTACACTAAATGGATCAACAGAATATATAGCCCTCGTAAATTTAGATGATGAATATATAGTTCCTGCTACAGGAGAAACTGGAGCAGTAACATTTTCCGCTTCAGTATCAAGTATTACAGAAAATAGTTATTATACCACAAATACTACTTTAGGCGGAACAGTACGAAGATTAAATAAAGATGGAAGTATAGACACTTCTGTAGATGGAAACACTGTACCAAACTATTGGCAAGCTGTAAAAACTACAAGCAGTCCTGGTACTTTAAATGATAATAATGTTTTTGTAAAAAGAGTAAGAATCTGGGACACCTACAGTGCTTCAACAACTTACTATGCCTATACAGATGATAGGTATAATGATTTTGTTCGACATACTTCTGGAGGTCTAACTAAATTATGGAAAGCTAAAAAGACTTCTACAGGACAAGCTCCAGAGTTAGGAGACTATTGGGAAACTGGAGATATCTGTTCAAAAACAATGACAGCTTGTAAAATGAGATTTGGGTTCAATCCTGTATCTGTAGGAACTGGTAGTAGTACTGGTAGAAATAAACCCAGCACAGAGGTAGTATTACCTTTTGGAGGGTTTCCGGGGTCACAAAGATTCTCTTAATGAAATTCTTTGATGAGATGTATCAGGCAGCTAAAGAGTCTGCCCCCGGGGAAATGTGCGGACTTGTAATCCGACAAAATGACATAGAAAAATGGATTTTGTGTCAAAATATTTCCGAAGATAAAAATGACTTTGAAATTGACCCAAAAGTTTTCGTTCAATATCAACTCACTTCGAAAATATTATATGTAGTGCATAGTCACTACAATCAGAAAAATTTAAAACCAAGCATCTATGATGTGAATAATTGTAACGCCGTGAATATACCTTACTTAATAGTCGGATATCCACAAAAGAAATATATAATAATAGAGCCAAAATGACAAGAACAATATACTTACAAGGAAAAATGGGCGAACTCTTCGGAGACGTCTGGAATCTTAACGCAGCAACTGTAGCAGAATGTATGCACGGTATCGATTGCCAAAGAGAAGGAAAACTAAAAAAATACTTACTAGACTGTACGGAAAAAGGAATAAAATTTACAGTTCAAAGGGGCGAAGAGCTCCTTGACTATGATAACTTACAGATGGATTTAGGTGAAGACGACTTAATTATTTCTCCAGTTCCTGCAGGTTCTGCCAATAAATTATTAAAAGTAGTAGTAGGTTTTGCACTAATGGTATTAAGTGTATTTATGATGATGGGCAGCCCTGGACTACTAATGATAGCCGCAGCTGTAGCAGTGGGGATGGTAGGTTCAACTCTTCTTAACTCGGGCGTGGCAGAATATATGGCACCTAAAAAACCTGGAGATAAAGGAGATGCTTTTCTTTTTGACGGTCCCGTCAATACAGTAAAACAAGGCATCCCTGTACCTTTAGCATATGGACAACTACTAGTTGGAGGAGCTACAATTAGTTTTGGTTTTACAGACACTGAAGTAACTTCTGCATCAGGCTTTACATTTTCAAATTCTACCGGAGGTGTTTATTCAGCTTCTGCAAGTACTCCACCAAATTCAGGAACAGCAATAACAGCAGAATCAACAACACCAGCTTCAATACCAGCAGCACAGCCAGAACATATAGACTGGAACTTTGACAAAGGAGAACTATAATGATACGATTTATAAGAGGAATAGGAGAACCGATAATTGACATAGGAGGAGACTCTTCTAGTACATATAATTCTTTTAGTAGAAAAACTTCAACAGAAAAACAAAGCGCTGTAGTAGTTGATGTATTATCAGAAGGTCCTATAAAAGGTTTAGTTGATGGAGCATCTTCAGTACAACTGAATGGGGTACCAATTTTAGACCCTATAACTAAACAATCATATTCAGCAGCAGTTTCTAGTGATGTAAGCTATACTGCGAGTTCAAGAACAATAACAGATAACAATAGTACTTTATTTGCTAATAGAAGCATTGCCGATGGAACTTATAAAATACAAATAGAAGGAGGACTAAAAACTGCTTCAGGTTTAATAAGTACTACAGCAGGATTAAGTACAGTAACATCTAGTTCTAACTTTTTTGCTGCAGATCAAGTCAGTTTTAATAACGAATCAAGAACTCTAACTATACCAGGTGCAGGAGCTGGGGGCTCTGACTACAAAGGAAGAATCGTACAGTTTATTAATGCAACAAGTGTATCTGTAGAGCCCGCCCCTTCAGTTTCAGTATCAGCAGCCAATGCCAGTATTGATCTAGTAGGTACTATATCTACTATTTCTAATAATACGGCAACTCTAGTAGGAAGTGGCACACTTGGAATTAATAAAACAAATGTTAAAGCTAATTTAAGTACTCCAGGAGTAAGTGCTTCCACTACTTCAGATAGATGGAATTTTGAAGACGCAGGATTTGCCTTCCGATCAGGTACTAGAGACCAGTCAGTTTTATCCTTGCCAGGAAATGTTGGTACAAACTCTCTCACCACTAATGCAGGAGTTACTTTAAATACTACAGATTTTCATGCAATCACACACAATGGTTCTCCTATTTTTCCAAATAATTACGTTACTGCAAATGGAGTTAGTAATTGGAGTAGAATCTCCGAACCCGATTCAGGTCGTTTAGTATATACAAGTGATGGAATGGGTGTTCCTTCTCCTGGTGAAGTAGATGCTATTAAAGTAACAATAAAATTTCCAAGTGGTTTATTAGGGCAGAAACCTGGAGATGGGCATGAAGAAGCAGGTTTCGCAGAGTTTCAAATTCTTTTTGAGTATTCTGTAACAGGAAACTTTGATGATACAAAAACTTATGTAGCTTACGGACATTCAGATGCTCAACTAGCAGCAAGGGTTCCTAAACCTGGAAGAAGTGCAGATGACTTTGGAGGTTATGCAGGTAAATTCTTTACAACAGGTACTATATCAAAGAAAACTAAAACAGCTTTCGTGCAAACATTTAGCTGGAGCGTTGCAGCTTTACAGCCTTTTACTAAATACAGAATTAAAATAGCAAAAATAACTCCTACAGGTGGGTTTAACGAGAGAAGATATTGGTACAATGCTACACAACTTCAATCAATTCAAAATATAATTACAGATAAGACTTCTTATCCGTATACTGCCTATGGTGCTACAATATTTGGTGCAAAAGATTTTTCTTCTCCTCCAAGAAGAGCATTTGAAATAAGAGGTCTACAAGTCAAAGTTCCTACTAATTACTTCTCTAGACATGAACTAGGTGAAGGAAGTCAGCCGTCTTATACTAGAAAAGTAACTAATAATACTACTACTACAAATGAAACAGAATACCAAGATTGGGATGGAAATTTTAGAGGAGATATTAAAACTTTTACAGATCCAAATCATTCTAACTATGCTACTGTATGGACAGATAACCCAGTTTGGATATTGCTTGATATACTAACAAACGATAGATATGGTTTAGGCAAGTTTGTAGATCCTTTAGATGATTTTTCATACGTAGATAAGTTTCAGTTATTTCAAATTGCTAAATATTGTGATGAATTAGTACCAGATGGAAAGGGCGGATTAGAACCAAGATTTACTGCAAATCTATATCTATCAAAAATGGAAGAAGCTCAAAAAGTTGTAAATGACTTGCTCTCTATATTTAGAGGTTTATTAATTTGGTT